ATAGATTCTTGTAAAAAACGGCTTAAACCACAATCGATATACATACTCATACAATCGCTAAATGTCCGGATTCGAGAGAAAAGTAGGCCCCGACGGAAAAGAAAATCCTAAATATATTGATCTATTGGATGAGGACGACGCAGTAGCTGGACAGAAATTCGCATGTCTTTCTTTTGTATCCCCCGAAAAGATCCTAAAGAAGCGCGAAATCTATCTCTTCGACCAATTCGTTAAACAATGGGATTTTGCAAAGTCGATGGAGAAATACTTGGAATTCTGTCATTTTATGGCGTTCAAGTACAATTTGAATGTGGAAGATGTCTTGGCCGATTTCAATGAGTTCTCTAAAGATGAGGAGGCCAAGATCAAGTCGTTTTCCGTATCCGACGATTTCCAAACGTTCTTGGACAAGAACGAGACTCGATTAACCGAGGTGTTTCAAAAGGAGAACCAATTCCAGACGTCCACTCGTGGCCTCAAGGTGCGCGGTACATTTGCAACACAGGAGGAGGCCGAAGCAAGATGCAAGAAGCTGCGCAAGATCGATCCCAATCACGATATTTTCGTGGGTCCAGTTGGAATCTGGATTCCTTGGGATCCCGATGCTTATAAAACTGGGCGTATCGAGTTCATGGAAGAAGAGCTAAACCAATTGCATCAGGAGAAGTTGAAAAACGAGGCTCGTGCTAAAGAGGAGTTCGATAAGCGCATCAAGGACACGAAGCGCAAGGCGATTGAAGAGAATATCAAGTTGGCCGAGAAGTCAGGTAATGTCTTGACACAAACATTGGATGATGAGGGCAATTTGGTGGGTGTTCGCGAGACGGTAGATTTCGAAAGTCGCGAGGTTGCTGAACCCAGTTCAAAGCAAAATGTGTAAATAAATCTTTTTATTAGGGTATTATTTAGGTTATTATTTTTTCAATGAAAAAAATAATAGTGTATAGTATAATAATGATACAGCAGGACAACCGCAAAGTTCATCATCATTTGTATATATTGGTAATAATAAATTAAATGGACTTACGGGTGGTAGTGTTGGTGCATGGGTTATGACGTCATTTACACATTAATCATACCAAAATGATTTATCTAATAATATTTAGTATAAATCATTTACTTACAATAACGGCGATTCACGTACAAATATAAGAAGAAAAATGGGCCGGTTAACATGGCGAGGAGCAGACCGACGGCCTTATCAATCGGTGATCCGCGTTTTGTGAAACAATACAAGGAATAAATGAACGCAATGATGCCGAGTAATCCCCAAATAAAGAAAAACGACAAAACAATAACCTCTGTCGATGCCGATGGATTCAACGCAGGATGACTAGTTGTGGCGGGACTTAATTCATACATTTTCTGTATATACATGTTTGATATATTTTATTATTATGTTGGTCGCTTTGGTAGCCATTACGTAGCTTTTAGTAGCAACGCTTGCTTTTTAGTCGCTACTACGTAGCTTTACCATTTACTGGTGGTCTTCTTCACATTAATCGCAACAGACGACTTCTTTTTCCCCTTGCTAGGATCATACGCCTCATCTTCATCATCGTCGCCCATCCCCTTGGAAATCTCCCAAAACTCTTTCGAACCCAGTTTGAAATCCGGACGCGTCTCGGCCTTGTACCAGAAGATCTGGTCATGCAGCTTGTTCGATTTCGCATTATTATTGATAACCAAGCACTCGAAGTTCTCCGTAGTCTGGTCCATCACAGAAGAAAAAGACTCCATCGTAGGAAACATCGACGCATAATTCTCCCAAATACGACGGCGATTGGTCATATAAGGTTCGCGCAAAATAAACACATAATCAATATTGGTTCGCAAGTTGGGAGGTATGCCTAAAGGATATTGCATGGTTATAATCAACATGACCTTCCAATGACGTCCGTTCATGAAAAGCAAGCGCATCATTTTGTCTCGCGTCCACGTCTGGTCGTACAAGCAATCGTCCAAGATAACGAAAGCGCGGGGATCGATCGTCGATTTCCGGTACATCTCAATATCTTTATTCATCTGTTTCAAGACCGCACGCTGACGTCGCAACACATTCTCGATCAATACTGTGTTGTATTCCTCGTGGATGAACAGCTTGGGAACGTGGCTCGCATAAAACCCGTTTCCGGCTTCTGTACCCGAAATAACCGTACCAATGGGAATATCCTGATGATGATACAAGAGATCGCGCACCAAGAAAGACTTACCCGTATCACGACGCCCAATCATAACAATAACGGGACCTTTATTCTCATCCGCTTTGAAAGTGATCCATCTCATATCGAATTTTTTAAGTTCCAAAGTCATTCTATTTTCTGTGTGGTTTGTAATACCGTTATACTATTTATTTAGCTAAAAGAACGATTCTCTTATTCGCGAATCAGAAGAGGAGGACAGCGAACGATTGGTTTATTTCTATAAAATTATCTATTTAGGGATTTCATATCGCCGATACTCATGACATCAACGGGATCTTCACCACCATTCCAAATTCATTACTCTAAACCTGGACCTCCGGTCTTGGACATCGCCAAGAATACAGACGCCCCCATTGGATCATACAATCCCTTTGATATCCAAGATCTACAGTTATACAACCCCGTATATAACCGGTTTTTCGATATGACACACCAAAATTTCGATAAAATTGCTCTAAACCATCGCTACCATATGAAGGATCCCAAACATATCTTGGACATCGAATCCCAAGAGGTCATAGATGCCCCCGTATTTATCAAATTCTCGCCCCTCTTGGACCCGTTTCGATACATGATCGGTAAATACGACGTCAAAGACCCTAGGATGCGAGCTATGCCTCGAATCGATAGTACCGAAGAGACCGCATGTAGCAAGATCTTGTCGCCCCACAACGCCTCTTACGTCGACTGTTTTTTCAACTATTTGGCGTCCAATCTTTTGCACCATCACGGGTTTGTTCACGGGATTGATTTCTACGGTTCTTATTTAGGTGTGCAGAAACAGTTCAAGGTGTGTACTACGGATGATATGGAGTATTTGCAAAACTCAGGGTTTTTTAACAAGCATCATGGCGATCTCTTTACGATAGATCATCCCACAATGATGGGTGGGGGTGGATACGGTCTCGAAGGAATTGCGGGATCTAGACGAAACCGTCGCAAGCTGTGTATCGACTCTGCTGCCAGTCATAATGTATCCGCATTTTCGGTGTGTGATTTAGAGACGGAAATCGAACATGCTCCTACGGACCCCAATGCATCAGCAGTGGTGGACATGGTATATACCAAACCAAAGGACGATACCCTGATGGACGAAACCTCCTCGGTTAGTCATGCAGATTCTTCGAGTGATTCGGGGTCTTCCGAAAACAACAGTAGCGAGGGTGAAGACGAGGGTGAAGACGAGGGTGAAGAAGGCGATGAAGACGTTTGGACAAGCGAGAGTGAACCTGAAGGCGACGATGATAATCCTTTGGTCGAAGACTTGGACGAAGACTTGGACGAAGACCAAGAGGAAGAAGAAATTTACGGATATATCAAAGATTTCCCCATACAAATGATATGTTTAGAGAAATGCGAGGGTACCTTGGACCAACTCTTCGTAAAAAAAGTTATCGACGAAGACCAAGCCGCAAGTGCATTATTCCAGGTTAACATGATCCTCTTAACCTACCAAAAAGCATTCAAGTTTACGCACAATGATTTACACACCAACAATATTATGTGGAAAACTACCGACAAAGACTACCTCTATTACAAGTTTCAAGGCAAGGTGTACAAGGTGCCAACCTATGGACGCATCTATAAAATCATCGATTTTGGCCGCAGCATTTACACCTTCCAGAAAAAGATGTTCTGTAGCGATAGTTTCGGACCGGGTGGGGATGCCGCTACACAATACAATTGCGAACCGTTTTTCAATGAGAATAAACCCCGGCTGGAACCCAACTATGCGTTTGACTTGTGCCGTATGGGGTCGTCCATATACGACTTTATTATTGATGAAGACGAGGATCCGAAGCGATACGATGAATTCCAAAAGACCATTGTGCGATGGTGCACGGATGATCGCGGAAAAAACGTATTGTACAAGAAGAATGGCGAAGAGCGCTACCCCAATTTCAAATTGTACAAAATGATCGCCCGAACGGTTCACGATCATACACCGGAGGCGCAACTAGAATTCCCCTTCTTTAGTCAATTCTTGGACTCTGAATCGGATGCTACTATCGATGTAATGATCGATTTGGATAGCCTGCCCCATTATTCTAATTAAAGGTAAATCAAATCAGTATGGATTGGATGAATGAAACATGTCTACCAGACATCACGTAGAAAATATTAGGTTATTATAGATGATGTTTTCGAGAAGGTCAAACAGTTCCAAACGTAAAACTAACGCTAAATCGAACACCGCAACGAGTGGTTTTATCGGCACTTTACGCGAAGCTGCTATACACACCGGGCTTGCAAAAAGTGATCAACAACTCGGAAACGAAGCTATAATAACACTTTTGCGAGAAATCGATAACATTTCTTGTAGAAAATACTGAATTGATAGGAAAAATATTACCGTGTCGAAAATTGTTTCGTAATTTAGGTAGTAATATTGGATGCAATCCAATTAGACAAAAAAATACTGAATTGAAATCAATGTTCCTACCCGATACGGGTACGATTGGTAAATATATCAAAAAATTAATCAATGGAAAAACCCAATACACTCAAACCAAGAAAATCGATATTTTAACATCAGTAAAAGAACTTTGTATTACGTACAAGGATTATTTACAAAAATATGTAGAAGGTTCAGCGCATTTTGAAAAGGAAATGAATGAAAATTTTTGGAAAGGTGATGAAACGTGTTTAACGACACTATTGGGACTTTATGATTCCAAGAAGAATAGTTCGAGAAAAGGATCATCTTCTAGTGGCGGTAGAAATAAGACGTCTAAACGATATGTGCGTAAAACAATATAAATAAAGAACCCCGTTATAATATGTCTATCCAGTTAGGTGGATGGACCGTATCCCGACTTTAGCTCAGTTGGTAGAGCATTCGACTGTAGTGGTTTTTCAATGTTATCGAAATGTCGCTGGTTCGATTCCGGCAAGTCGGAAAAGGTCTTATCGAGACCCCGTATTTCAATACGCATATTCTCGTGCTTATTGAAATTTATTTATCTTTTTTGGAGTGTTCTTCTCCTCTTGAATCGTTTGGTGCGTCTTCGTTTTTTAGTGATTTTATTCATTTTTCCTCCTTTATTATATTGTTCACCACTAAAATTATATGTACGTGTAGTCGGCACAATTGGATTAAGTTTCGGTAGATTATATAGATGTAAATAGTGTAACATATCTGAATTATCATTTTCGAATTCTTGAAAATGTTTCACGCATTTATTTGCTTTACCAAAAAGTCCAGATGTTAGCTCACTTCTACATGCTTCTCTCAGTTCAGTGTATATTTTTTTTAGATTTTCTTTTGAATTAGATGGTAGAGGGGTCATAATGTCTTGTGATTTTTGTTTAAAACGTTGTCTTCCTGTATCAAAACCCCAGGTTATACCTCTATTAGGTCGAACCTTTTCAGTATAAAACTTGTAAATTTTGTTTTTATAATCGGTTAATTTCTCATCTGCTTCCTTAGCTTCTTCTTCTGTTTCCTTAGCTTTTTCAGCTTCCTTAGCTTTTTCAGCTTCTTCAGCTTCTTCTGCTTCCTTAGCTTTTTCAGCTTCTTCTTCTTCCTTAGCTTTTTCATCTAGCAGCTGGTATAGACTTTTTTGCCGTTTCCGTTCTTTCTCTTCTTTCTTATTTTTCGCTATCATTATCTGTTGCTCTTTTCGTTTAGATGCTTCTTCTTTTCGTTTAGATGCTTCTAATTGTCTCTCGAAATTTTTCTTATCTCTTTCTTCAGCCTCTATTGCTGAATTCAATTTAGCATTTAATGCGTCTACTACTTTTGTTATAGCTTCTCTTTGTGAGTTTAACGCGTTTACTAATGTTGTTATCGCATCTCCCTCTTCTTCTTCAATCACTTGTGATTTTAGTTTTTCTTCATTTTCTTCGTCCTCTTTTATGATATCTTTTGCCCGATTTATTTCTAACATACAGCGTATCCTTTCATCTATCTCTTTCTTACCTTGAACGTTTCTTTCTAAAGTTTCCAATATGTTCACCAGTTGTGTCGCTTGTATTTTCAATGCATCTACTATGTTCATTAATAATTGAATCATTTGTCTTTTCTCTTCTTTTATTATTTTGAGATCCCCTTGTTTTTCTACTGCATCTTTTGCTTTTAATACATTGATTTCTTCTAATTCTGCATCATTCTTTAATTTTTCGAATTCTGATTCATCATATTCTTCTTCGCCTTCTCTAATACTAGCTAAACTTGGAGTAAACATTTTACGCAATTTTTTACTCATTACAATACGTGTGTTATTACTTCTCTATATACTATACAATAGTTTTACAAAGTTATCCGCGTTTTATAATTATTATATTAGACTTATCTAAATATCTCCTAACCATGAAGAATTGTTTCATTCATCTTCTACATCTTTTCATTATTTCACAAAAATTTTGACACGAGTAATTGTCTCTAAAGATTAAGAGTTATATTCATTTTCGGAAAGCTAAAGATCCACTTATTATAATTTTACCAGTAATTGTTCATGCTCTTTGAGAAATTCATCGAAATCTCGAATACATTTTGGTTCCTCTAATTCTTTGCAACGATTAATAATCAAATTGTATTTTTCCATGATTCTTCTTTCATAGAATAAATAGTTTTTTCTGTAGGATCGCAAGATAACCTCATCTAGTTCTGATTCAAGTAAAGATTCCAATGCGAGAAAGTCGTTCTCAATAGTTTCAATCATATTTTTAATTCCATCTAGATGGCTAGATGTAAAATCCTTGAATTTATATCTCGACGTTCGAAATCCAAATACATTTCTTACAGTGGGACGCACCTTCTTCTCAATAAAAACAACAAAATCACTAGCAAATATATATAGATTATACAACGCCCTAACTATATTATGGTACTCAGTTATCAATCCCACTCCATTTTTTGATAAAGGGCTCTTCATACGTTTACTAGATACCGAAGACCTACTAGATCGTGTACTGGACCGATTACCACCGTATCGTGTGTGTTTTCTCGTATTCACCCTAGCCATAATATATACGCTTCAACACTTCTATATAATGTAGACAAATATTATATAGAATACTGATTTATTATACAGAAGGAGAAGGAAAGGGGGTTTTAGTCAAGGTCGTCCGATTCTTTGCAGTATTCAATACCTTGTGTGTTGCAATACCATCCAATGTGCGAATACTTCGCATATGTTTATAAATACTGAAATCGATTTTGCCTTCTATCATGAGATATCCAACTAAAATGCACATGGAACCAATAACTAAACCTAATATACACAATAAAAGAGCAGGAGAAAAGTGCATTTTGTAATAGAAACGATTCAATATGAATCCCAAAATGGCCTGTGTTATAAAGAGTCCCATAATGGTTCCAGGATTCAACCAATCGAACGTAGTAAATTCCAACAAACTAGGAATATATTGACAGATGAAAATCGCAATACCAATAATATAAGTCAAGTGCCCGAAATTGAAAAGATCCTTCGTAAAAGTAGAGGCTCCTTTAACAAAGAAAGTACGATACATCAACACACATGTAGATATAATAACCATGGCCAAAGAAGAGAGTTCGATATCTTCAAAGGGATTTTTATCAAATTTCGCAAAATAATCACTATCAATAAAGTCGGCACCCATAGCAATAGTAATCGCAACGGCTCCATAAAGCAACATGCGCTTTGCAGTTGCCCCCTTCTTTTCCTCAATGTACAAATACGTTATAGATACCAAGAATAGAATAGTTGCAATATATCCAAAAATCTCTAAAGCATTTGGAAAAAGTTGGAAATCCATATGTGAATAAATCGAAAATGTTATGATTTGAAAACAGTAGAGCGCGCTATACAGACCCGGATTTACATGCAAAGCACCGAAAGTTACCAATATATATTTCAAATATCGCAATCCTCCGTAAAATAATACATTTATGTCGTTCGATTTTTTAAGGAGCTGATTATATAATGTTGTAAAATCCGTTTTTTGGAAAATTAATAAATAAGTGGATGTTATAATAATAAAGACAATAGAGAGGATAAATAAAAAGGAAAATACTTCGACTTCACCTTCTTGGAAAACGATCGGTAAAAGTGCGTCTAAAATGAGTCCTAATACTCCTGCACCTAATCCGATCAAATAATTATTCATAGATTCTATCTTATCTTATATAGATAAAATCTATTGATAAGGATCATTAAAACTCGGGTTTATCAGTAAATACTTGTGTAGTTTCCGTATTCAGAACCTTGGTTTCGGTTACCACATTGAAAAAGTCCGTTATCATGGTGCTACAGTTGAAAAAGATAAACCCGCCGGTTAGTGAAGATACCAATACAATGAGTGCGTCGCGTACGGTTTCTTTCAATGGCTTGGACTCGTCCAAGTACTTCATCTCTACGAATTTGGAGACACAGAATAGAGATGTTATAATAATCGCTAAAACAAAGAGTTCTTGCATAATCGATATAATATGTTGTTCGGTATTTTGGATCCATTCTTACCGCATTCTTTATCCGCATTCTTTATCCGCAGATTAGAGCTCTTCAATATCTAATGTCAACGAGATATTCTCATTCGAAGAAGGGGCGGATGAGCCCTTGACGTCCAAGTCCAAGATATCCAATCCTGCTAAATCAATGGTATCTGTATGGATTTTGATGCGATCTTCATCGGCATCCTGTTCCTCCTCCATCTTACGACGAAGGTGGTTGTCCATACTAACCTGTTCTAACCGTTCAATCGTTTTAGGAGCATTCACCTCTTGGACTTTGTCTTCGCCGTCCAAGACCGCATCGAAATCGTTAAAGGTTAGCCTAGTTGACACTTTCTCATTGTCCAAGTTTTGAATCGTGGGCACAACAGCAGGAGGTTCTTCCTCTTTCCCCTTTTCTTCGGGCTTGGACTCAGAAGAATCAATCGAATCCGCGGTAGAACTTCCTAAAGTAGGTTCTTGCGCTAGACCGGAATCCTGGGATAACACCGGTTCCTTGATGGTTTCTACAAAGACCTCTTCCTCTTCTTCAATGCTCTCATCCATGTAAGCCCGGATAATGGCCTCGGTAGGAATACTTTCACGAATGGCGGTTAGAATGCATTCTTGGACAATCATCTCCAATTCGCGATTGTTCTTCTGGATCTGCAGTGGTGAAACATTCTTCTCGAATAAATACACATTCGTATACACTTTTCTGGCGGCGTGGATATAGACCTTGTGAATAAAATGATCCAATTTAGGGATCGAGATATCGATCTTTTTCTGACGATTGCCCACGCGAATACACGTCAAGACTTTGAGTTGGATAATATGGACACACGTTATCAAATCTTCTAAATAGTTGCATCCACTGCGTTCAATGATTCTTGCGCGTTCTTCCTCCACGATAACAGAATTCCATTTAGGGACGCGACACAAGAGGTTTTGGAAGGTCATCAAATATTTTCCCAGTTCGTCCGTGTCCGCGCACATTTTCCAAGACTCATTGAAAATGGATCGAATCCCCTCAATAACCAGGGGACTAAAAATACTAACTAAACGACTACACCATTCATTCTTGGCCTCGTGCAAATTCGAAATCACGAAATCGTCCATTTACATATGGCGGATATTCTTGGACCGAGGCTTTTAACGAAGAACTATCCAACTCACACTAGACAAGACGAATATATTTTTGAAACATCTTGGATCTTTCTATATCATTCAAGTTGATTAATATATTGGATATTATGATGATAATACACCCCAATATTTTAGATATTCCGATTTCTTCGTTAAAGAAATAATATCCAGAAAATAATGACAAAATAATAGATATTTTCGAAAAAATAGAATATTCTATAGAAGTTATATATTCTAATGAAAGATTGTATGCTAAAAATCCAATATTAGAAAGAGAAAGGATAAATAAACATGCATACTTCAATTCTTTTGCGGTTGGAAATGTACGTCGAAACTCAGGAAACACTGGTTTAACTATATTCATCGGAATATACGTATACACAAGCCATATCGCTAATATTAGAAAAAATCCGCCAAAATTTATGTTTAACATACTTTGAATCGGCGTCAAAATATCGGCCATATCTTTCGAAAAAACAAGGACAAATGAATTCGCAATAATTGATAAAGTTAATAAAGAAAGACCTATTATATAATTTTGTATACTTGTAGTATTCTTTTTAGTATTTACTATGGTACTCCAATTAAGAATAATCGCTCCAACAACACATAGAATCCCGGCAATATAATCAATTTCTACAATTTTAACATTGTTTAGATAATGCGCAATCCCTAATACAGGGAACATATTAAACGAGGTTAGCGGAATCACTACACTCAGTGGTAAAAATAGATAGGACAAAATACGTGTTATTGTGCCAATTTGATCTAATACTGATGCACCAAATACTCTTGGATTGAGTAAATTCGAAATAGGATCTTTGGACAAATGTAAAAAGTTGGGAAGTGTCGTATTGTTTATCTTGAAATAAGATGGATCTACAATATATTTATATCCAACCATAATAAATGAGAATAATAACAAACTGAATGCCAAAATAAGAAGATTCGTTAAAACATTATATTTCGCCGACTTAAAGAATACGGAAGCAATATTTGTTCCGATCAAATAAATAAATAAACATAGCCAAAGACTTTATTATTCATAATAGTATATCTAGGTATAAATTATTATACAAAAACTATAATAATAATTTGAATAAAATATCTGAATATACAATAGTGAATATCGCTATACAATAGTCATATCATGATCATGTTGAACCGACCTCCCAGAATTACTCCAAATGATAAAAGATGTCGTGAACAACGTTCGCCATTCATACGTCTTGATACAATATCCAAGAATATTCCATCTCATCAAAGATCTTGGGCTATAGAGTGATTGAATCCAGATAAACCGAAATCAATACCGATGCGACCCATAACCGAACCTTTAGATGAACCCGCTCCTTTCCAAAACACGAATCAGGGTGATTCTAACCCTAATGTTAATACTATGGTTCGACATAATTTTGCTCCTCCTATGCGAACAATTGCAACACCTAAATCCAATGCGAAGTCTACTAGCACTGCACCCACTGGTGATAAGTGGTGGAATGATCTTCGATAAATGAAATGATCTTCGATAAATGAAATGATCTTCGATAAATGAAATGATCTTCGATAAAT